ATGCGATCTTTGATGCCAGCGTTCCAAAAGTACCCTGACGAAGGGAAACTTATTGGCGAGATGGTCAGTGGCTACGGCGAGCTTGAATATGGGCTCGCCTTGGCAGTGGGGCAGATGATCGACAACGTGGACGTGGCATTGAAGGTCATGTTCCGAGCACCCGGTGAAAATGCTCGCATTCTGCTGGCGGATGCGTTGGCGCGTTCAACCCTTCCCGGAGGAAAGACCCGAACCCTGTTTGAGCAAACGATTGCCGGGATGCACGTTTGCCGGAAAATCCGAAATCACTACGCCCATTCAAACTGGGGACACGACGCGGACGGTCTTTGGTTCGTTGATGTCAGTGAGATGGCGAGTCAGCATGGCGAGACCGATAGCGCCGACCTTGTAAAAAGGCTTGCTGACCTACCCCTGCTAACTGAGCAGTACGAGTATTTTTGCTACATCGACGACTGCATTGGCTTTTTGAATTTCGACGGACAGCTAAGGCACGGTGGGATCAGCGTTAGTCCGATACCGACACCGCCACCATTTCGCGGTCCGCCGAAAATTCACCACTGACTAGATAGATTTTTTGGCTCGCGTGGCCTTGGCCGGGGCCTTCGCCTTGCGACCGCCCTGACCGAGGCCAAGGGCCTTCGCCATCGCCGACCGGGCTTCGCTGTAGGCGGGCGCCGTGGTCGGGTAGTCGTTCGGTAGACCCCACTTGGCCTTGTACTCTGCGATGGTCATGCCGTGCGTGGTCAGGTGGCGCTTGAGGGTCTTGTACGGCTTGCCGTCCTCGAACGAGATCAGCGCGTCCGGGGTGATCGACTTGCGGATTTGCCCGGCGGTCGGCTTCGACACGGATTCAGGGGGCACGACTTCCGGCGAACCGATCCCAGCCAAGGCGTCGTGCGTGGCGCGGATTAGCGCGGGAAGATCAGCGACCGACGTGGTGTTGTTGCTGACATAGTTGGCGACGATTTCGGCTGTCAGTTCGATCAACGTTGCTTTGTCTTCGGCCATGAACAGCCCTTTCGAATCGAGGTTAGGGCGTGAGCATAGGCCTAAATAGGTCTTATGCTGACCTTCCTGAAAACCTTCCTCAATGATCTGATGACGACTCGCGATGGTGTGTCGTTCGACGTTATTCGCGTGGGCGCCATCGTCACCGGCGCCACCTTCGTCGGTCTGGCCATCTATGCCGTGGTCGCGAACAAGCAACCGTTCGACCCGCTGGCCTTCGGCTCTGGTGCTGCGGCCCTGTTCGCCGGGGTCGGCGTCGGTATCGGCGCCAAGGTCAAAGACGAACCGGACGCTTAGGCCCGGCGTCGCCCCGGCGCGCGGCTCTGGCTGGCCAGTTTCGGCGGATCGGCCGGGCGGCCGACGTCACGTCGGAACTGGCGCCGGTGTTCGTCCCAAGCGCGTTGGCGGCGCAGTTCGTCGGCCTTCTCTTCATTCACGGCCATCTGGTCGCGCCAGTACCCCACGGCCGACGCCAGCGCATCAACTCGGTCATCGTGCTTCAAGGCGCCGCGAACGCGCGTGATGTGGGTCAACTGATACATGGCGGATCGGGCAAGCTCCGACTCGCGGGCGTCCATGCGGATCACGCCAAGGTCGATGACCAGCTTGTGGGAGGCCATCACCGGCGCCAGCGTGTCGATGACGCGGTGTTCCTTCTGACCCGAGACGCGATAGTCCGAGACCGTCACCGGATAGACCCGCATGAAATGGGGCCGCAGCAGTTCGCCGAACATGCCCGAGCCCATGTTCTCTTCGACCAGCACGAGGTTCACCGCCTCTTCCTTGGCGATCTCAGCCAGCCGTTCGAGGTTTTCCGGCGAATATCCCGTGCCCTTGAGGCCGCCCAAGCGGCGAATGTGGATGTAGCCGTTCAGGAATTTGCTGACGCAGTACGCGGTTTCGTCGCGGCCACGGCCAGACGGGTCGATGTGCATGACCGACCCCGTGTATTGTTCCATGTCGTTGGCCACGGCGAACGGTCGGAAATAGCGGTCGCCCTTGAAGCCGACGTTGGCCAGATCAAGTTGATGGTCCTTGTCCGAACCCCACGTGACGCGGAAGGGCGCAACCTCGCGGTCAACGTCCATGACGATGAGGTCGGAGGTCTTGAGCGGGTATTTGTCGGCGTCGGACAGTTCCGTATCGAGGAGGTATTGCAGGGCGTAGCCGCCAGCGCCGTTCTCGACTTCCTGTTCGAGGCATTTCTGATCAGTGAACCGGCGTTCGACCGGCGCCCCAGCGAGCCTGCTAGTGGTCGGCTCGGACAGGGCCGGGTTCTGGGCGATCCGCTCTAGCAGCAGCGGGGCGAGCGTCCCTCCGTAGTTGTCGATCTTCGACGCGAGCGGATAGCGCTGCGTCCATACCCGGACCTGATACCCCTTGTCGCCGAAGTCCTTGTAGACGGTATCCATCGACTGCGGCGTGCCGAGCACGATGATCCCGGATTCCTCCGAGGGGATCATCATGTTGATGAACTCGGGAATCTTAAGCCGCAGGGTTTCGCGCGCGCCTTCGGTCTGGCTGTTGTTGGTGTTCTCGATGTCGTCCAGCAACATCAGGTGGCCACGGTTGCCCGCGAGCGAGCCGCCGATAGACAGGACGTTGACCGACTTTTCCTTGGCCGGGCGGTCGGCGCAGGCGCCGACGTCGAAGGCGAGGATGTTGGAGTCCTGATCCTTCCGGGTTCGAAGCTCTGGCCAGAAGTTGTCGCCCGCCGGGTGGTTGATGATCTGGCGAATGAGGCTGGCGTTCAGCCGGGCGCCTTTGAGGTCAGCCGAGGCGACGACGACCTTAAGGTACGGGTTCGTCCAGAGGCGCCAGACCACGTAAATGCACGTGATGTAGGACTTGCCGACGCCCCGGAACGCTTGGATGAACTTGCGAGGATTGCCGCCCGCGACGAGGAACCGGGCGATGTCGTTCTGGATCGCCGAGGGCGGCGGGAGGTTCAGAACCTCAACGAAGACGTAGCGGAGAAAGCGGAGGAAGTCGGCCTTGAGGAGGTCGATGGACGACGAGCTAGTTGAAGCCATTCATAGGGAAGTCGTCGTCCATATCGTCAACGATAGGCGCCGAAATTGAGCTTAGCTTGCTGTCGTCTCTCACCACTAAGCTCTCCGAGGTGATGCCGTTGTCTTTCAGGAATTTGATGGGCTGAGCCAGAATTTGCGGGGGAATGACGTACTCGGGATCGAGCGCGGCGCGGGCGCGGTGCCGCTCCAATTCCTCCATCATGATCGCCCATATCAGGGCGTGGAGTTCGGCAAGCTGAGCTTCTGTCGCCTTGCTCATCGCCACACCTTCTCGGCGAAGGGCGCCAACAGGGTGATGAGGAAGGCCAGCGCCGCGATAAAGCCCGCCGTCTTCCACCACGACTGTTCGAGCTTGGTGACGCGGGCGTCGATGGCGTCGATCTGTTCGGAGTGTTCGGCCTGTGTGGCGACGATCTGTTCGAGCTTGTTGACCCGAGGTTCGAGCCCGGCGACGCGCTCATAGTCACGACGTAGGGCGGTTAGCTCGGAATGGATTTGCCCTAGCAGGAACGTGGTGTTGGCTTCCCCCTCCATCACTCGTCGTCCCCGGCGGATCGGGGCGGCAGGGTCACGGTCGGAGGCGGGATGGTGTCGAGTTCGGTTTCGAGGTTCGACAGCAGGTAGGTCAGATAGTTGGACTGGTCGCCTTCGATAGTGATCAGGCCGGGTTGGCTGGCGAGTTCGGCTTGAACCCACGCCAAGGCGACAGCATCGGTCACGTCATCCCAGACAATGAAGGTACTGGCGTTCGCGGCCGGGAGTTCGGTCACGCCCATGCGATAACGGACATGGCCGTCACGTTCGGCGGCGACCCGCCAGCCCACGCGGGCAATGACGTTGGTCAGATTATCGACGGATGGGAAGACAGCGTAGTTTTCAACGCTCCAAGAAAATGTGGTCATGAAAAGGGTAATCTAAGGGTTGTGGTGTATTTAGCCGCTGACGAGCGGCTAGAGTTCTTCTGCTTCGGCCGTGACGTTGTATGCAAAGGTGTCGAGATCAACACCGGTCGTCAGGTTGGTGACAGTCGCCGTGCCGTTCCAGATCGTGCTCAGTTGCTTTGGGCTATACTGCTGCGTCGCTTCGAAATTGAACTGGACGGCCTGACCGTTCGTAACGGTGAAATCGTAGGTGCTTTGGACTGCGACCGTTGAAATGACGTTGGCCCCGCCGACGTAAACCAGCAGTCGGCGTCGGACTGCTGACCCGGTAGTCAGGGTCAGACGCAAGGTGATCGTGGTGTTGATGCCGGTGATCGTCGCGCTGGTCGCGGCGGCGGCGGTCCCAAAATTGTAGTCTGAACAATCGGCCCAATTGATCGCGTTGGGGTTCGGATCGTAGCTGGACTTACCGTAGAAATCGGTCGGTAGAACCACGTTGCCGGTGGCCTTGCCTGCCAACGCCCTGACGTTGGTGTCCGTCAGGCTGAGCGGCAGGCCGACCCCAAGTTCCGTGGCGATCATGGCGATGGTGATGGAGCCGGAAGAGGGAAGCGCCATTAACGGGCCTCCAGCGCTACGATCCGTGCTTCAAGTTGGGCGTGTACAGCGGCGATCATGGCCAGTGGATCGAGCGACAGGTAGTCGTCACCCCGCATGTCTTGCATCGTGTGAACAGCTTCCGGCGCGACGGCCTGAACCTCTTGGGCGATGTAGCCAAGGCTTTCCTTGCGCCCCTTCACGAAGCGACGCGGCACGAGACCGGCGACAGGTTCGAGGTCGCGGATCGCGGTCTTGAATTTACGGTCGGACGTTCCGGTAATAACCGAGGCTGACACCGATCCTGCGAGAACCTGACCCCCAGTATAGATGCCCTTGTCGCCGTAAGAACGCATCCACGACGAGTCCGTCATGTTCCAACCGCCACCCCATGCAGAGAAGTAGACACCTTGGTTTCCGCTTAGCCTGATCCAGCCCGGCGTGACGATCTCGCTGCCACACGTGACCGTCCCGGTGACTCCCAATGCGCCACCAATTTGCGTGCCCCCCGCGCCCGTGCCGTCGATGTTCACCGAACCCGTGGCAAGGGAGACATACAACGGCCGGTGGCCGTCGAACGTAGTGCTCGAAGTCGAGCTTTTGAGGACGTAGAAGGTCGTACCGTCGTTGTAGAAGCCAGCCATGGTCGAGCCGCTGACGGCGGTGAACTGGCCAGTGCCGCCGGTGTCTGAGGATCGAACGTTAGCGTTGATTGCGAGTTGACCGGCAGACGTAAGCGTCATGACCGTTGTGTCAGATGCGTTCCGCCAAGCGTGCAGGGCATTTGTCTTGTAGATCGTGTCGCTGTTGGTCGCGAACCAGAAGCGCCCCTTGCCATCCACCGAAGTCTGCCAAGCGTCGGTGGGAATGTTCCCGCTGGACCAGACTTTGTTCTCGACACCGCCGTCAGTGTAGATCGACGCGCCGCCGCTGTAGGCGCGGAAACGCCATCCATTGGTCGGGTGCAGGAAGCCGAAGTTCGAGCCGTTGCCGTCTGAGTAGATCGCGCCGCTCTGGCCGCCAGCGTTGGTTTGAAGATTGATCCCGACCGCCGTGGCGTGGTCGCCGCGATAGGTGACACGAGCCCCCGTCGCCGGATCAAAGACGAGGCGGTGGTTCTGCCCGCTCACGAACACGCCCTGAGCGGCACCGACGACCAGAGCAGTCGTGGTGACGTTGCCAGTCGCGGACAGCGCGCCGGTAACAGAGACGGCCCCGCTGAGATTGATCGCGCCGGTGGCGCGGATGACGTTGATTGGCGTGCCGATGAAGGAGCCATTGTCGGCGTAGGAATAGAGAGCGAAGTTCGAGCCCGCGTTCGAGCCGCCTTCCGCGATCGCGTCCGCGCCCCACATCCAGCGCTGATTACCGGAGGTCTGCACACCGAACAGACGGGTGGCTCCTGCCACGCCCGTCATGTTGACTGCGCCGGTGAACTGGGGACTTGCGAGGTTGGCTTTCAAGGCGAGGGCGGCGGTCAGGCCCGACACGTTGGTCGTGTCAGTTGGAAAGTAGGTCGGCTTGCCGCTCAAACCGGCATAGGTGAAAGCCGTGGTGTCGAGCTTCGTGGACGGCGTGAAGTTCCCGGAATGCCAAAGGGCCGATTGGGCGCCCGCGCCCGTGAGGTCCACGGCGACGCCACGGAACGTACCGCCGCGCTCATAGATGCGAAGGTTGTTGCCCGACACGTCGATAGCGATCCCGCCACCCGCCATCGACCCGGCCGTTCCCGCCGCGATGGTTGGGGCTGTGATCTGGCCAGTGGAAGATACGTTGCCGGTGAAGGCCGCACCGGTCAGGTTGGCTGGGGTGTAGCCGAGTGTAGCTTGCTTGGTCGCGAGGCCGGTTGCGAGGTCCGTCGTGGTGGCTACATTGGCTCCGTTAAACTGCGGCTGGACCAAGAAGTTGGCCGCAGTCGCGCTCATGCTCATCGTTTGAATCCAGCCAATGCTCTGACCGGCCACTCCCGAAGTTGTGTTGGCGACGTAGGTGTTGATCGTCGAGTCATGCCCGCCGTAGCGGCTCGCGCCGCGACCTGTCGAAGTGAAGTTGTAGCCAGTCGCGGAAGCGTTCGCCGTCTTGGCGTGGACGCCGCCGACGACGATGTTGCCGAGGCCATCACCCTGAGCGCTGTCGAAGCCAAAGCTGTTGATCTGGAACGCGGCGAAGCTACCTGCGATACCCGGATAGGCGGTCAGCTTGTTGTCGAGGACGGGCTGGAGACCGGCGACATTCGCCATGTCGGTCGGGAAGCTGTTCGGCTTGCCGGGCAGAGCCGAATAGGTGAACGACGTCGTGTCGAGCTTCGCGGCGAGCGCCGTGGACAGGCCCGAGACGTTCGAGATGTCGGTCGGAAAGAGGGAAGGTTTCCCGGTCGTGTTGGCCCAAGTCAGACTGGCGATGGTGACGTAGTTCGCCGGGTTGATCGCCGAGGCGTAGACGGCGGCCTGAGCGGCGTAGGCATTGGCCGCGATGACGGCGTTTGCCGCCGCGTTTTTGTTGGCGGTGACGGTCGTGTTGGCGGCGTTGACCGAGGTCAGGACCGCATCAGCCCCGACCTTGGCGCTCCACGCCCCGGTGTTGGCCGTGACGGCGTTGGCGGCCGAAGCGTCGGCTCCCGCCTTGGCCGTCCACGCCCCGGTGTTGGCCGTGCCCGCACTGGTCGCCGACGTCGCAGCAGCGGTCTTGTTTGCCGTGACATTGGTGTTGGCCGTGTCGATCAGACCCTTAGCCGTCCAGACCGATGTGTTAGCCGCATCGACCTGACCCTTGACCGTCAGGACCGCCGCGTTGGTCAGGGCGATGCTGTTGGCCGTCGCGTCGATGCTGGTCTTGAGCGTTAGGATCAAGGCGGTGTTCGCCGTCACCGAGGCCACACCATTGGAGATCACCGTGTTCGCGACCGTCGAGGCGTTGGCCTGATCACGGGCAAGTTCCATGTAGACCCGAGCCTGATCGGCACGCGTCCCGGCGACATCCGAATAGCTCCCGGCCGTTTGAGCCGAGATGGCCGCAGCGTTGGCCGACACCGAGGCCGCAGCAGCTTTGGCGGTGGCGATGGACACCTGACCGGTGACCGAGTTCGCGACAAGTTGGACAGCCGCCACGGCGGCCACGGCATTGGCCGCAGGCCCGGTCACGCCAGACAGGATCATGGCGAGCGACGGCTGGGGCGCGGTGACGCCGGGCGCCGTGGGAAGATCGACGAAGGTGGTGGCGTTCGCACTGGTCCAGTTGGCGAAGTAGGTCTTTCCGAATTTATCGCTGTCGATGTAGTCGGACAGCTTCCGGGCCAATTCGGAATTGGTCAGGGTGTCGGCCATCTTACTCCTCAGTCGGAGCTTGGGCCGCCTTTACGCCTTCTAGGAAGGCCTTGATCTGGCCGACGCGAGTTTCAATCTCTTCGATCTGGTCGTGAAGTTCGGCTTTAGTGGCCAGCAGTTGCAGAAGTTCGCCGGTCAGTTTTTCAATTTGTTCGTTCATGCGTTCCTTGGAATGACTGAATTGCTTTGCGGGTCGTAGACGTGCGTTTCGTCCCTGACCTCACCATCAATATTTAGCGTGATTACGAACTGGCCCTCCGCAGCTTGGAGCGCGAAATCTACGGGGTTGCAGTCCCCGTACTTGGCGATGAGGTGGTCGGCGTCGTTGATGACGGCGTATCGGATCATGGTCAGGTTCCTGTTTTGACGAGTTCGAAGACGGAGAGGTGGCGGTTGGACGCGGCGTAGGCCGTCCCAGCCGTGCCCGACTGAATGTTCGCCGGGATTCCGGTCACGCGAAGCTCATAGGTGTGCGTCCCGGCGGGTAGGTTCGCCTCGCCGAAGTTGAGCGTGTGATAGTATTTGGCTTTGTAGACCCCATCGCGCGTGAAGCCTTCGGTGCCGCCGCCGCCGGTGTAGCCGCAAAGCGGGGTCTGCAATTCGCACGAGTAGATCACGCTACCGTCGCGGATGATCCAGAGCGTCGGCGGCGTGCCGACGTTGTTCATTTCATTGCCGCCGGTGCCGACGCTCGTGATCTGATAGCCGTTGAAGCCGCCGAGGATCGTCACGGCCCCGCCCTTGGTGGTGATTGTCAGGGTTTGAACCGTGAGGTCAGGCGTCGTTCCTGAGACCCCGGACGTGGACACGCTGACCGCGCTTGGCGAAGTGGCGTTGCCTGCCGACGAGATCGCGCCGTTGGTGATGTGGACGTTCGTGATCTGGTTGGACGGAATCTTCGTCCCGTCCACGGCTCCGGTCTTGATATGCCCGGCCGTGATGGTGTCCGCGTAGAGGTCGCCGACGATCAGCTTGGGCGCGCGGACCCAACCGCCCGAGACTTCGAACGGGACGATGGGGGCGCCGTTGTTCGGATCGACGACGGCGAAGCGGCTGGCGAGGACGGTCATCGTCCCCGACGACCCGTTGTTGTTCAGCGCCCAGCCCGTCAGGTAGCCGTTGACGTCGATGGTGACGCCGACCTTGCCCGTCAGTCCGTTGACGGTCTGTTGGACGCTAGTGATGGTCGCGGCGTTGCTGTTCAACTGCGATTGGACCACGCCCACCGAGGCGGCCACGGCCGACGTCGCCGACGTCTGAGCCGAGAACTGCGAGATGACGTAGGCGTTGGCCGCGTAGTTGTTGAAGGTCGACTTAATCCCGTTGATCTGTTCGACCAGCGTCCCCGACAGGCTGGCGAGCGACGTATTCTGGTGCAGGGCAATGGCCGTGCCGCCGCCGACGATGGACTGTGAAAGCTGCAACGCGGACGTGGCCGTGGAATTGGCCGTGCTGATCGACGTCGCCTGTGTCTGGACGGTGGACCAGAGTGCGGTGTTCGAAGTGTTGTAGCTGGTGGCCAGCGCCGTGAGAGTTGCAGCGTTCGCGGCGATAGCCGTGCTGAGGCTGTTCTTGGTGTCCAAGATCGCCGCGTTGACGGCGGCGTTGTTGGTGTTGACCTGAGTGCTGACGGCCTGAATGGCGTTGGCGTTCACGCCGTCCGCCGCGATCCGCAGGCTTGCTTCGTTCGCCACACTGGCGACAGCGTTGGCCGCGACCGTCGCCGCCGAGTTGGCCACGAGGCTGATGGCGTTGGCCCGGCCGAAGATCACCGAGGACGTCGAGGCCAAGACCGCATCGTTGGAGACCTGAGCCGCCCGCACGTCTTGGATCGCCGCCGTCAATGTGGAGTTCGCCGTGGTCAGTTGGGCGCTGACGAGATTTATCTGTGAGGCTTGGGCGACGTTGTTGGCGACGACCGTGTTCGACAGCGTGCCGATCTGAGCGAGGGCCGTGTTTGTCTGGCTGGCCTGAGCGTCGAGGCGGCTGGTGAACGTGGCGTTGTTCGACGCCTGAGCCGTCCGGGTCGTGAGGAATTCGGCCCGGTTGGTCCCCGCATTGGCCAGCAGATATTCGATGGTATTGGCCGACGCCCGCAGTTCGTCGGCGTAAGCGTCTTGCTGTTCGTAAACCCCTGCGAGAGCCGAGTTCGTCCGAGCCGACAGCACTTCGACGCTGTTGGCGATGGCCACACCGTTGGCGTAGCTGGTCTGCGCAAGCTGTTCGACGTAGGCGCCCACCGGAACGCCGTCGAGAAAGCCGATGTCGGTGATGAGGTCGCTGACCTCGATATAGCGATAGCTGTTCTCGATGATGGTCTCAGCATCGAGGGCGACGTCGGCGACGGACTGGTTGAACCTGTCGATAAGTTCGAGTCCCAAGACGTTCGTCGCGATCATCTCGTCGATGACTTGGGTCGCGTTGGTCGTGATCCCGAAGTTCGAGCCGAGGCGGATGATCGCGTTGTCGGCCTCTGAGCCGAAGCGATCCTCTAGCTCTTGGAGGCGGTAGACCGCCTGACGAGCGACCGTGTTCAGGTCTGAATTGGTAAGGACCGCACCGGCGGTGAAATCCACCAAGGCGCCGTCAATGGGCGTCTCGCGGTAGATACGGACGCTCGCCCCTTGAGGGATCGGCTCAATCGTCTGGATGCGGCTGGTCGTCAGCCATTCGAAATAGGTCTCGACGCCGTTGACCTTGAGCTTGATGTGGGCCGCATCAAGGAAGTCGAGGGATACGTCGAACTCAGTCTGGCCAGCCGTGGCGTAGAAATCTTGGTGGCTTAGGTAGCTCAATCTTCCTTTCTATCGAACTTGTCGTAGACATCATCCGAGTAACGATTTGAATATGCGTCCTTATTTCCAAAAAGGATGGCGCGATCTTCTTCGGTCAGGCCGTAACGCCGAGCCCGGCGATTGACTGCCGCGTCGGTGTCGTCGGGCATGGCGGCCTTTGCGAACCGTTGGGCGCCGACCCGCTTGACCATGCCCTCCATGTAATAGGGGCTGTCGGGGTCGCGGATTTCGGCATTGGCGGCCGACCGGTAATCCGAGATGAGCTTGCGGATCACCGCGCCTTTCTCGCTCCACGAATAGCTCTGCCAGTCGTAGGAGTTGATCAGCGCGTTGGTGGCTTCCTCCATATTTAGGCCGGTGTCGGGATCGCGATAAAGCTGACCCTGCACCCTTAGAACCTGCTGGTATTCCTTGGCCGTGATCTTCTCGCCTTGGAAGCGGCGGGCCGGGCTGCGGAACTTGTCGCCGGTGACGCGGGCGATGTTCAGGAATTCCTCGCTAATGTCGTCCAGTTCGTTGGCCTGCACCGAACGGGGGCCACGGTTGCGTTCGATCCGGCGGCCGAAGAGGTCTAACTTGTCGGGCAGATCGCCGTCAGCCTGCGGGATGCGAGCTTCAATGGCGTTGGTAATCATCCCCATGAAGTCGTCGTCGTAGATGTCCTTGACGGTCGGGTCCGTCACCTTGTCCGCCCAATTGGCGAGGCCCATGAACGGGACGCGGGCGGCGACCTGACTGGCCGCGTACTGCATGGCGGCGGTGTAGGATTTCTGACCGTCCACGGCGAAGTTCAGGAAGTCGTTCAAGCCCCGGAACAACGAGACCTGCATGAAGCTGGTCATGCCGGAAATGGCGACCTTCGACGCCAAGGTCAGGCTGTCGCCGTCCTCGTCCGTTTCCTGATGGGCGACCTCGTAGACCGACGCGATGACGCCGAGGGCCTGACCGGCGGCGCCGAGGTCTTGGAATTTGACGTACTTGTCGCCGAGCTTGATCGAGTTGCTGTTGCGCTTGTCGAGGCCAAGGCCGTTGGCGCCGACCAGCAGGCCGTCAGCGAACAGGGGTGCCGCCATCGCCAACAGGGCCATGCTCGCGGCCTGACGCCCGAGGTATTCGGTCCAAGCGTTCTGGTCGGCGAAGATGACCTTCTCCCGATCCGCCAGCTTCAAAGCGATCTTGCCGAGCGCATCAACCTGAGTGGCGACCGGGGCGATACGAACCAAGGCCTGCATGACGTTCAGCGGGGTCCGCACGAAGGGGACGGTCAGGTTGCCGAGCACGCGCGTCACCGCGTTCGCGCGCAGGAAGACGTTGAGCTTGCTGGCCACGGCGTTCTTGGAATTGAAGGTCAGGCGCAAAGCCTCATCGTCGGCGAACTGGCGGATCGACATGCCTTCCATCACGGCGAGGTGCATGTCGCCTTCGTCGGACGAGCCGAACAGGTACTTGTCGCGGGCCTCATCCAAGCTGCCGGTTTCGAAGAACTTGTTGGCGGCCTGAATGGCTTCGGCCGTGGGCTCCTGCACCATGGAATTATAGGTGTCGCGGTAGACCTCATTCATCTTCACGCGGGCTTCGCGGGTGTTCGCCGAGGCCCAACGCTTGGCAAGCTGGTAGGCGCGTTCGGAGGCGTAGCCCGCGATCTGAGCTTCCCGGATCGAGCTACGGAAGAGGCCATCAATGGCGTGGTTCGGCAGATACGAAGCGGCATAGCCGATGCGGTTGAGGGTGTCGCCGAGGCCAGCGTTTGGACCCTGCACCCCGCCGACATACTCGCCGATGTCTCGCCAAATGCCCGGCGTATCGGTGGCAACGCGGGTGATCCCCTTGGCGAGATTGCGGGCCAGAGCGATGCGATATTCGCGGTGGCTGACTAGCTGCTGGCGGAAGCTGTAGCGGTTCACGCCATCGCGGTCGAAGACGCGGGCGACCGTACCGATAGCGGCGCGAAGATTGCCCTCCATCCACAAGTCCCATTCGATGTTCGCCGCCGTCGAGACGATGTTGTTGATGATGACGTCGGGCGTGGAGAGCATCGCGCCACGGGTCCAGAAGTCGATTAGGTCCAGCGGACCCATGGCGTTGAGCTTGCGAACTTGTTGGCGGACGCCACGGGCGCCGTCGCGACGATAGGACGAACGCAGGCCTTCGATCAGCTTGCGCTTTTGGTCCAAGGTGAGGTCGTTGTTGAAGATTTCCTTCGTGTAGGCGTCCAGTTCGTTGATCGTCCGCGACCGGTCCTTGGTCTCGCGCATGAACCGCAGGGTGCGGGCGACCTCGGCCTTGGCCCCGCGAAGCTGAGCATCGTGCAGGCTGGCGAGTTGCAGGTGCTTGGAGATCGCCGTCATGGCGTCGTTCTTGGCGCCCTCGCTCGCCAGCGGGTCGGCGAGCACGGTGTCAGCCTTGGCCAAGATGTCGTCGAGTTGGGCGAAGTGGGCGTCGCTCACGACTTGCATGGTGTGCAGGGACGTGGACAGGCCACGCTCGCCAGTGATCCCGGCGTGGGCGACGATGGCGTCATCCGGCGAGATGCCGAGGGCCTTGGTCCGCTCAACGACGTCTTCGAAATGGACGCGCTCTTTGCCAGCGATTTTGTAGGCGTCGTCGAACATGCCTTGGAGCATGTCGGACAGCACCTCCAACCGTTCGGGCTGGTCGGCGATCTTGGTGAAGTCGATCCAGTCGGGGGTCTTGGTCCCGCCCTCACGCATCCACCGAGCGAAGGCCTCCGTCTTCTCGACGGGAATGGCGTCGCCGAGCTTGGCGATGTTGGCCTTGATCTTGGTCAGCAGGGGCGACGGCAGGTTGCCGAGAAGTTCGGTCGGGTCCGCCTTCGGCGCCGGGTTCGTGATGGACGGATCGACCTTGTTGGCCTCGAACGGGTCGAACCACTGGTAGACGTCATGCGTCGGCGCCGCGTCACGGATTTTCGAGTACGAAAGCGGGGCCTCGTTGACGAAATCAGCGGCGTCCAGAACGTCTTTGAAGTGGGCTTCGACTGGGGCCTGCGGGATCGGTTCGACCTTGGGCGCCCGCAACTTTTCGACGCCAGCTTTCAGCAGACGTCCGCCACCTTCCATGATCCCTTGGAACGCGGCGCCGGTCGCGGCGGCGGCGAGGGTCTGGCCAGCGTCGTAGTCGTCCTGAATGCCAGCTTGAACGTCGAAGCCCTGAGTCAGGATGTCACCGCCACCGGCGACGGCGGCCTGCACGGCGACGCGCGTGGCGACCGACGAGCCGCCCGAAGCATAGGATAGGGGATCGGTCGCGGCGCCGCCGAGCGTGCCGACGAGGGCCGCAGCACCGTGGACGGTCTTTCCGAAACCGCCTTCGACACCGTACCAAGGGTCGTCCGCAGAAGCCTTTGCGAACGCCGTGCGACGGTCGCGCTCCCATGTGCGGACCTTCTCGCCGATGTCGGGGTCATAGACCTTGCGAGCGGCGACTCCGGTCAGGGCGCCCATCGTGCCGACGAACTGGCCGACCGGTGAGCGATCAACGGCGGTGGCCACGCCAGCCGACAGCAGGCCGCCCCAATCTTTCAGGCTTCTAAGCTGTTCCGGGGCGCCTTCGACCAGCGGCTTGACCCCGACCGGGATCAGGTAGCGGACGGCCAAGGCGGGGTTGATGAACTTGGAGCGCCAGTCTGCCAGCAGCGCTGAGCGAGACGCGCTGTCCATGAAGTTGTCGCCCAAGCGTTCCCACGCACTGCGGTTATTGACCTCGGGAACGGCGTTGGCCTTCCACGCCTGATCGTTAAATGTCGTGCGCGTCTGTGCGGTTTGCTGGCTTTGATAGTGGTTGCGGATGGTCCGCGAGATCACGTCTTCCGAGGTGTTATCCGGGAACGTGAAGGCGAAATCATCGGGACCATAGACTGTCTTACTCATCCCAATATTTAGCGGATGGGATTACCCGAGGCGTCGTACCGGGCCGCACCGGCCGGGGCCTTGGACGCACCGGCCCCGCCGAGGAACGACTTCATGTCAGCCGCCGTGACCGATTGGCCGGGGACGACGGGCGTGACATTGCCCTTCGACTGGCTGGCGTAGGCGCGTGCCGAGGCGACGGCCTTCCGCGTGGCGCCGTACTGTTCGAGCGCCTTGGTCGCGGCGGCGATATGGTCGGTTCCCGGATCGGCCTCCGACGCGGTGCGGTAGGTCGCCAAGGCAGTCTGATAGGCTGTCACTTCCGCAAGGCTCGCGCCCTTATCCGGGGCCGCTTCCGAGAAGATCGACAGCCCGGCGCGGTAGTTGTTCTCTTGGCTGAACGACATGCGCGGGGCGCCAGCGCGGGCGTTGGCCCTAGCTTCGGCACGGGCCTGATCCGAGCGGATACCCTGAGCCGCGTCGCCGAGGATTTCCATGCGGGCGCGTTCGGCGGCGAAGCCGGTCCCGAGGTTTGCCTTGCGGGCGGCGCTCTGAATCGCGGACCAGTTTGGGTTCGTCGCAATCGTCAGGCGCTTGAGGTCGAGATAAACCTTCTGGTCAAGGAAGCCTTCTTCCTGAGCCGTGAATGCGCGGGTCAGGCTGGAGGAGACTTCGTTGAACTGATCAACCGTGATCTTGCCGCTGTCGCGCAACTTCACCAAGGCTGGCATGAAGTTGCGATCCTGACGTTTGATCACGTCGTCTTCGAAGTTCGTGATCGCGAGCTTCTGATCATCCTTCTCCTTCTTCTCGCGAAGATTGTCGGCTTGGAGTTGGGCGTTGCGAAGCTGCGTCACCTGTTGCGGGGTGAAGTAGGCTTGGGCCGGGTGGCCGTCGCGGGCCGGGGTCATGGCCTTGGTAGCGTCGCGCGCGATCTCGGGATGCGGGTCGTCCGGGTTGGTCGCCGCCGTCATCGCCAGTTGGAACATGCGGTCCTGAACCTTGCTGCGGTCGATCCCGCCTGCGGTGAGCCGGTCGGTGACGCCCGCCCAATCCACCGGCTTCCCGGCGGCGATGTCGTGGCCAAGCGTGGTGGCGGTGTCGTCGAGGGTTTGAGCATCCGTCCGGTCCTTCACGGCGGCGTGCAGCTTGGGTTGAATTTGAGCGGCCCATTCGACTAGCGCCTTGGACGCGGCGACCTGAGCGGCCGGGCTGGCGCCATATTGCTCCTTCACGGCCTTGACCCGTTCGGCCGACAGGCGGGTGAATTCCGCCTCGATGTCGGCCGGGCTCTTCGTCGGATCATTGACCAGACTTTCGAGGGCTTCGCCGGTGCTGGTCTGCCAAGCGACCTGAGTGGCGACCGAGTTGGCCGTATAGAAGGCGTCGGCGTAGGCCTGACTCTTGGACTTGTGCGCGTCCATCGTGCCGGTCAGCCCATCGGCTGATCCGCTGGCCGCATCCTTCTGACGCTGCTGGCCCATGATGACTTGGCCCGTGGCGTCCACGGCCTGAGACGCCATGCCGAGGGCGCGGCGGATCGCGTCGGCGCGCCCGTCGCCGGTAGCGGCGTCACGCTGGTCGGCTTGCGGGCGAACGGCGTCCAGTTCGGTACGGGCTGTCTGAATAAGGCGGTCGCGGTTGTTTGTGATCCGCTCTTGGGTCGTGCCGCGAAGGGAGGGGGTGCGGGACAGGTCAGCCATTAGAACTTACCTCCAGCACCGGCGTAGCTGGTTGCCCCGGCCGACGCGATCTGTAGACCGGCACCGAGAAGCGAGGGCTTCGACACGCGGGAGAGGTTGGCCTTGGCGGAATCGTCGGCCTGCTGACGGCTGATGTCCGCGTTAAGGCTGGTGCGCTCGTTGCGAAGCTGGCCTTGAAGACCGGCGTCGGAAAGCAGGGTGTCAATGGACCCGGACAGGTTCAGCCCGGCTTGGCTGGCGGCCACGGCGATGCGGCTTTGATCCCGGCGCGCCTGACGCAGGCTGTCGGACAGTTCGGCGCCTTCCTGCAAACCGATCTGTTCGTTCTGCCGATGGCGCATTTCCGTGATCGCCTCAATCTGGCGATTGGCGGAAGAGATTTGCGTGGCCGTCGATACGGCTGTCGTTGCGGCGGAAATGGCCGCGAAGATAAGGGGATTACACATTACGTTTTGACCATTAAAGCAAATGGTCTTTGTTCAAGACCGTGTTCAATATTTAGCGCTACGACCTTGAAGCCAGCCCATAGGAGCCAGCGCATGGTCTTGTTGTTTCTCAAGTCGATCCAATTGTAGATCGCAGGAACACGCTCAAGCATGACGGCCTGATAGCGAGCGGTGTCCCGCGCCACGGCGAGCGCCGCCCGGCCGGTCTCGATGGCCGTGGTTCCGAGCATCCAACAGGCCGATCCGGCCAAGCCGAACACGACGACCGGCTGACCGTCATGCAGGCCGATCCACGCCAGATCGGACACCGCCCACGAGCGGGTCAGCGTGTCCTCAAAGCTCAAGGTCGTGGTGGCGATGGTCTCAAGCTGGTCGCTAAGGCGAAGGTCGGCCGCGATCTGGCGTAGCCAACGATCTGCCTGAGCGTCTGAGATCGACCCCTTGGCGCAATAGTCCATCAGCGCCGGTGTTGCTGGCCAGTCCACGCGAAGGACAGGAAGTTGGCCGGGCAATGGCTGTCGTTGACGATCTTGACCTTGACCCGCTTGGCGTCGCCCTGAGCGGGGAAGCGGTACGAGCCCGAGGCGTAGACCGGTGTGTTGAGAGTCAGGCTGGCCTCGCCGACGACCTTGGCGCTGAACTGGCTGGCCAAGGCCGGGACGTAATCCTGTTCGATCCAGTCGTAGCCGAAGTTGCTGACGGCGGTCTTGAAGTAGGCTGCATCCTGATAGTCGATCTGGATGTTCAGCAGTTTGAGCGTGTTGATCGCGTCGGGGTTGCCGTTCTGATCGCGAAGGTAGATGCGCGAAATCTCGAACTCGTTGTCGTAGCTCTCGCCGATGACGACCGTCGTATTCGAACGGTTGCCCGGCACTTGGATGACGTTGGCGCCGATCCACTGGTAGGAAGTCGGGTCCAGCAGGACTTCGTTGGCCAGCACGATCTTGGTCTTGGCCTGATCGGGCGCGGGGAAGGGCAGGACGAAGTTGGTCCGGTCGCCGGTGGACACATAGGCGCCGGTCGTCTCGATGCGGCGATCTAGGTGGACCTGACGCGCGGTCGCGGCGGGCTTGGCGCCGAACTGCAAATTGATCTTCTCAAGATATACGCCGTCGCTGCGTTTGACCGCCGCGTACAGGACACCGTTGAGGTAGGCGAACGACAGCACATCGCCCGAGAACGTCCACGTGGACCACGCGCTGATCTCTTTGCTCTGGCTCTGCCAGAGCCATTGGTAGAGGTAGACACTGCGACGGTCGCCATCGGTCGTCACCCATAGGGCGTTGAGGTCAGCGGCCGGAACAAGCCGGGTCACGCCCGCCGGGATCAGGGCCGGGACGTGGGCCGTGACTTGGCTCGCCTCCAAAGCGTCGGCGCCGGAAAGGCGCTGGTATTCGTAGACCTGAGCCCAGCCGTTGGCCTCTGTGACCCAATAGACAGACGCACCGGCGGCGACCATCCCGGCCTTGGCCGACACGCGGTAGCTGGTGGTCGGGCGGATGGCGACGGTATCGGTGGACAGGCCGGATTCGGCATTGCTCAAGACGAACTGCTGCTGGTCGCTGGTCAGGACCATCCCGTCGTCAAAGCCCACGACGTCGGTCAGCTTGGCGAAGGCCGTGGACGACGGGCTGACCGTGATCGGGTCGGCGGTGAGAGCGTCCAGTTGGGTCGAGCGCCAGAAATTCCCGAACTCACCCGCCTTGCTCATGATGACGTACTGGTCGCTCAAGAAGCAAAGGCGGCTCTGGTAGAAGAACGTCTTGGTGATGGCGCGGCCGACGAAGAACGGGGTCGGGTTGTTCTTCTCGTCGCCCATGGTGCGGGGCGCCCACGAGAACGGGGCGAACTCGAAATAGGGGGTGTTCTCATCCGTCCACCGGCGAACCAGCGCGTGAGGCATGGTCGTCGCCTCAAGGCTGTTGCGAAGGCCGGGGTAGAGGGCGCCTTCTTCGTCGTAGCTCCCGTCGCCGCCGTTCTTGCGGACGTAGTAGCTGGTGTACTGCGTGTTGGGGTCGCCGGTGATCTTGTAGACCGCGCCGATAGGGTCTTGGGCATAGCCCTTCGTGTGGTCGGTCAGGTAGTCCATGCGGGCGACTTCGCCCTTGTAGATCGGGCCGACGAAGTTGGGGGAGTACTGCGTCGTCGAGCCGGGGATGCCTGCGCCAAAGTTGGTGTTGATCCAGATGTATGTCGCCGGGTCGGTCTGCTGATCCTCGCCGGGCGCTTGGGTCTCGACGATCTTCGTGCGGTTGGTGACGAAGGTGTAGTCCTGACAGGACGTCATCGACAGTTGCGAGGCGAAGTCGGTGATGCCGTTAAGGTACGACCAGCCGTTCGGGGCGTTGACGAAATACTCAAGGCCGGTCGTCGCGTTGAAGACGCGGAGGCTGTTGGCCGTCCCGTTCGCTGCCGCGACCACGAGGTACTGTTCGTCGGTGTCGCGGTTGTCGATGTGGATGTGGAAGTTGTTCGGCGCCGTGGTCATCAGGCGCGCGACGTACTCAGTCGGCGGACGCTTGCCCGCGCCGTCTTTGATCGTGGCCCAGACGTTGGTCGCCGATTCCAGTTGGGTCGGTGTGCGGGCCAACGGCGTCTGCTGGCTGATCCCGTCCACAAGGCGGCTGGCGCCCTGACTGACGCGGCTCATCGGCGGCCAAACGCCGTGCGGCGCACAAAGCAGTTGTTGAGCAGGTTCGCGTCGGTGGTGGCGGCGTCATCCTTGAGGAGCGCCAGCCATGCCCGTTGTTCCTCGGCGGCGTTGAACTGATCGGACGCCGTGTCGCCGTTCAGCTTGGCTTGGAAGCGGCGGGAGGCGGATCGGGTGACGTATTCCTTGGCGATCTCGGGCAGGGCGTCGAAGTCGTAGGTGTACGAGACGTCGGCCTTGAGGGCGGCGGTGAAGGTGAAAGTCTTGGCCTTGCGATCCCATAGCGCCATCTGCCCGCCGGGCTTGGCGCGGATCACCACATCGATACGCGGATCGCAGGCGTCCACCTTGGAGGCGTTGGCCGGGACGGCGATCAGGCCGTTGACGTCCGGTGAGAGTGTGACGCCATCGTCGCTGCACCAAGGCCAAGGGCGCGCCAGTTGCAGGCTGCGGGTGGCGGTGTCGATCTCGGCGATAGCCTGTTGAACCTCGGCGACAATGCTTCCCGAGTTAGTCGCAAGACTATTTGTCGGCGGTTCGCCGATGGATTGGAGTAGCAGATTGACCGCTTGGAGTTTCGTTAGAGCATTCATCCGTTATGGCAAAAAAATGGGACGACCCCTGATGAGCCGTCCCACTTATTTAGTCGCCTGAGACTTGGGGCTTACGCCTTCTTGATCTCATAGGCCGCGCCCGAGTTGAGCGGGCGGATGCCGACCGTCTGTTGAGCGAGCAACAGGGTGCCGCGCTTGTGCGGCTGGTCGATGATTTCCGTCGAGAGGGTTTCGGCCTCGGCCGCGCAAGCTGCGTCCTTGGTCCAGACGGCGGCAACAGTGTTCGTGAAGTCGAGGTTGTAAGCCGCTTTCAGAACCGTCGAGTTGGCGTTGTAGGTTTCGCCGAACGGGGTGTTGGTGGACTCGATGAGCGTCATGTCGTTGAGCTTCATCGTGCTCATGCTCTCGGAGTTGGCGGCCGGGCGGTACTGGGTGTTGGCCATTTCCGGGGCGCGCATCAGCAGCGAGAATTGCAGCGGTGCGAGCGATGCGTAGTGCTCTTCACCGTTGCGGACCAGCTTGTTGGTCTTGAGCGTGACCTGAGCGTCCAGCAGGGCGCCGAACAGGGTCGAGCCGTTGACTGCCGAGTTGGACACGACCTTCGAAGTACCGGCGTAGCTGTCGCCAGCGATGACGGCGCCCGAGCGCGCGGCTTTCAGAACCGAGCGGATGATGTTGGCGTCAACCAACTCAGCGATCTTGTAGCCAAGATCGGCGGCGTGCTGCGAACGACCGTCGTAGTGCGACAGCGTTTCGTCCAGACGGTCGAGGAACACGGAAGCGATCAAAGCGTCATCGGGATCAATCGTCACGACTTGCTTGTTGATCGGGTTGCCCGTGATCTCAGTACCGGCCGTGTGGTAGCCAACTTGGGCGCCACCAACGAACGGGAACTGGAATGCCTTACCGTTGGCGATGGTCTTCCAGCGGATGGTGTCCTTGAACTTAAGGACCGATTGAGCGGCGGCGATAACTTCGCCAGAGAACAGGGTCAGGAACGCGGCGCGAGTGTCGCCCGTGGACATGATCTGACCCAAAAATGCGGGGTTCGAATTCATTTTGAAAATTCCTTGTTGATTGAGGGTGTTCGCCTTCGATCAATTCGGAGTCTTCGGTGTTTGAGATTGTGGCGTTGCCGTCCCTAGAACGAAGATTATTCTTACTTGTCGTAGCGTAGGATTTGTTATGTCGGGCAACTGCTGGCCGTTCAAAGCTGGCAGTTATCCGATGATCTTGGAGGGACTTACCGGAGCGTTCCTGCCTTGATCGAGCGTGCGATTTTTGCTTCGACGTCTGAGCGGAATGCTTCCGACTTGCGGTACTCATTTGAGTTGATCGCAGCCGTCAGTTCCGTTTGATCGCGGAAGACGTCGCCTGTCGTCGCCGAGGTTTGCGCTTGGATGCGCGTGCCTTCGCCGGGATTGGCGGCGTTGAAGCGTGCCTTGAGACTTTCGAGCGCAAACTTACCGGCCGAAGGATCATTGATAAGCGTGTCGTATTGCTTGATCTCATCGGCGGTGAAGTTGGCCTGAGCCCAAGTCACCATCTGATTGTATTTATCTTTGTCGCCCGCGAGGTCGAAAATCTCTTGCTCGTAGGAAGCGGTCTTCAAGGTTTGAAGTTCTGCTTGGGCGGCCAACAGGTCGGCACGCATGGCCATCTGCTCGTCAATCAGGGATCGCGGCACGAACTTTTCGAGGACGGCGTAGTCGGCGTCTTCAAGCGCGCCCTTCGTTTCGACGGCTGACTTGAATGAATCCCAAGCCGTATTGAAATCGGCATGAGCGCCGGTGTCCGTCGTTGCTTCGGCTGCGGCCTGACCGTCTTCGCCAATCTTCAAGCCTTGCTTGTGCTCACCCTTGGAGAAGCGTTTCTCCAGTTCGGTTTGACTTTTTAGCAGGGCGTCGAGGCGGACCTCACCTTTGTCGGCATCCCAAAATTTCTCAGGAACGTGGTCGGGGCGAGACGGCTTCGCGGCTTCGGCCTTGGCGACCGGCTGTTCGCCGCCAGCCTTCGCCGACAATTCAGCCGAGTATTGTTCAAAGGTCTGGCCCGGCGGAAGCATCTCTTGCGGCAGGGTGTTGGTCGTTGTTTCGGTCGTTTGGGTTTCCATGTGTTACCGGTTACTGTTGAGTTTGTGGGGCGCCGATCTGGCGGACCAGTTCAGGCGCGGAGTTTTGGGCCATCTGCGAAAGCATGGCGTTCTGTTGATCTTGGGCTTGCTCGTCCGAGGACTTGAGAAGACCTTCGAGGTTTTCGACACCGGCGGCGCGGCCAAGCTCACGGGCGATGGCGTCGGGCTTGAGGATCGAAAGGCCCTGCTGACCAAGGGCGCCGACCAGATCGGAAATGAAGGTCCGCAGGGTGTTGGCCGCTGCGGCTTTGCCGAGAGCCGGGGCGCCCGTGATGATCTGCGGCTTGATGTCGGGCGATAGGGCGGGGATCACACCGGCGCGGGTGCCGAGGTATTCGAACCGGCGGACCAGCGGCAGTTGCAGTTCGGCCGACAGGGTGGTCAGCACGCCGCCAAGCGTGGTCTCAAGCTCCTCGCTGATCCGGCGGACCTCTTCTGCCGTGACCCGCTCGGCGTCACGAATGGCGCTTGAGGTTTGCAGGAAGGCGTCAGCAAGGCGGCGTTCAATGTCCGCCATGGCCTCGCGGCAGGTGCGTAGGTCTTGGCTTTTGCCGCTCTGCATCGTCGTCACGGACGCGGCGTCGCCATAGAGGACGGCGCCGTTCTCGGCTTGGGCGACCTCGCTAGCCGACAGGTTCGAGTTGGGCGCCACGAACGTCAGGGTGCGGGCGGCAATGGCCGTGGAGCCCGCCAGCGCACCGGCAAGCTGGTCCAGCGTGATCAGGTCGCCGAGATAGTCGCCGACCCGGCCTTCGCCGTAGTCGTGACCCGCGATGGCGCGCCAGCGCAGGGCCAGCCAGCCCATGTTGTCGGCCTTGATCGAGCCGCGTGAGTCCGGGACTTCGTAGCCGTTGATCTCTTGATACTGTTCGGTCGTGGCGCCGACGCGCTTGACCACCGTGAAGACGTCCACGCGCTTTTCGCCGACGCCGGTCTGTTCGGTCAGGTGACAGGCCTGTCGGACCTCCTCAGTCAGTTCGGAGAGGTAGACCTGTTCCTTGACGATGATGTCGAGCGGGACGCCGAACACATCGCGGCGAACGACGTACTGATCGAGCCGGTAGAGGCGAGCCTTCTGATCCGGGGCGATGTGGAGGAGGGCGTTTCCGCCAACGATCAGATGGTTGATCGTCTCGGCGAGGGTCTGGCGAAGAACCGCCGACTCCATCAGGTCGTTCACGGCGTAGCCGAGTTCGGCCATGCGCTGACTGGCCACCGGGATTTCATCCGGCGACAGCAATCGTTGGCTTTCAGGGCTGAGCCGGTACTGAAAGAACGGGATCGAGACGGGGAACAGGCTGGCCAGCAGGCGGGCCGACAGGTTGTGAACCCGTTGGGCGCCGACGCTCGAATAGGGCTGCTGGACGATGCTGTGTTCGCTGACACCTTCGGCCGGGATCAAGCCGGTGACGGTCAGTCGAGAACATTCGCGGGCTTTGACGAGAGCGTCGGTGCGCTTGGCCGAAAGTTGCGAGTAGAGGGAGGCGGCGGTTTGTTTATTGATCAACCATTGATCGTCAAGCCGCTGGCCTGCGAGGATACTCCGTTAGTGTTAGAGGTGGGCTGGCGGATCAGTAGTGACTGATAGCCCTTTGCGGCGCCGTTGTTCACGCCGTCGAGTTTGCTGTTCTTCAAAACCGGGACGATCTTTTCTTCGTCGTCGAGGTCGATCTTGGGCGCTTTACACATGGGCTCGGGCCTCCAAGCCCAACAGGTAGAGGACGACCGACCGCTGACCCGACAGGAACATGACCTGTTCGTGGGTCATGGTGTGGGTCAGGCGCGGCTCCGGGAAAATCTTCTTGAGCAAGTCGATGAGTTCTTCCACCGAGAGGGGGAGGCGGGGTTCGTCGATCTGCTTGTCGCTGAATAGTTGTCGCGTCATGAGGTATTTATTTCCGCAGGACGTGGCGACGCAGATAGTCGCGAATAGCCTGCACCTCGTGAGCCCATGACGGCTCTACGTCAGCAACGGCTCGCTCCATCTTGGCCAGTTCATGGCGAAGGTCGAGACCGAGTTCTTGGGCGTATAGGACAGCCAGCATCATCACGCACTGGACCTGATCGGCCGGGCTATGGGCTTGGTTTGTGGACACCAAGGCCGTGATGGGGCCGCGAAGCGAAACGGATTTTGAAGAATGTCTAAGTGTGTCGGCGATGCTCATGTCAGTTGAAAAGATATTGGCTAGAGAGAACGACGTTGATGTCGAGATTTCCGTAGGACGGAAGGTGCGGAATTTTGCCGTGCAGGGCGTCGGGTAGTTGGTCGATGAACTGCCCGCGTAGATCGGCGAGCACATCATTTCTGTATTGCTCGACGAACGTCTGCCGCAGCGCCAAGTGAAGGCGGTCCATATCCGCCGGATGGCTGGCGAAACTGTCGTGGACCGGGCTCAAGACCATGGCCTGACGGCGGCACTCCACAGCAGCGAACATCAGGTGTGATGCGTCGAGGCTGTGAATATAGTTAGCCGAGATCGCTGACGCCGTTGTGCGCTTGTTGTGTTCAGCGTCGGGCTTGTCGTCCGCGAACTTAAGTTGGACGTTGCGTTTCTGCGGTCCAACATAGATCGACAGGACGTATTTACTCGACACAACGTACTTGTGATGGACGTGGAAGCCCGCCGGGGTCTTCCATTCGATTGGACCGGTAAACAGTTTGCTTGCCCGTTGCAGCCAATCCATCCCGTTGCGGGCGGAAACGATGGTCGTGCTGATGGCCTCCCGGATAACCGGCGTGATCAGGTTCGACGCTTCCTTGCCGGTCAGGCCGGGGACGAAGGGCGTGTTCGTCGCCGTCTCGTGGGCGTGGATCGCTTCCCGGACCAGTTTCAGTTGGCCAAGGTACTTCGCCGCGTAGACGTAGGTCATGGTCAGCGGCTTGGTGAGCTTGCGGAGGAACCTCCCGGCTAGGCGCTGGTCCTCGTTGATCGCCTCACACTTCGCCGAGACGGTCAGATAGATGTCCTGCGGCTTGTCGGCCGGGATCAGGTTGACCGCAGCGCCGCCGATCTCATCGCGCAGGAGCGCCGAGAAGTGCTGTAGCCCTGACGACGTGGCGTCCACGGGGATCGGCAGGCGGCAGACGTATCCGGCGCCATGATCGCAGTACCCGGCCCATGCGATGCACGCGGCGAGCGTCGTCCACGGCTTGTCGGTAGTCGTCCACCAGCGATGGGCGTAGGGATCACGGCCACAGTCGGCGAGGGCGTTGGCGTTGATCCTCGCCCATGCGATCCGGTCGGGACGGGTCAGCTTGTCATGATCAAAGAGACCAGCGAGGTGGACGGCCAGCCAGTCGGCCCCGGCTTCACCTAGAGGCTTGCCCTCGGCGAACTCCAGCAAGGCGCGGTTGATGTCGGCGCCCTGCGGGTGAGGCCCGGCCGTGCTCGGGAGCGGATAGGCCCGGCCGCGCCAGTCATAGGCGTGCGGGAAGAAGATTGCGTCTTCGTCGGCGAAGCGCTTGGCGATCCAAAATAGCTGGTGGTAGCGAGCCTGACGGGCCGGGAGGGTGGCATTGTACTCGTGGATCGGGATGACCCGCTCGCGCCACGCCCTGTCGATCTCGGGATTGTGGTCGGCATCGGCCGGGCGGGCAGGGATCGGCGACAGAATGCGCGGCGGCAGGCCCCCTAGCTCCAGCCCTTCGCGCCACACATGCTCGAACACCTCCAGAAGATCGCGGTTGATGCGCCACGGCGTGGACTGGACGTGGTTGATCGCCTCATAGACCCGAGGCCCATGGTCGAGATGCACACCCTTGGAGACGTGCCGCAGCTTGGTCAGGTTGGATTGTCGAACTCGATAGCCGCCGCGTTGGTCCGACGACCACGGCCGGGGCGGGATGATCATCGGCAGATCGACCGGGAAGAGGGTCGAGCGACGGTCGTGCTGCTGGTTCAGCCAGTCGGTCAGCTTGGCGGTCGGCGCGTAGGCCGGGGTCTTGCCGCGCTTGGATCGGACCTCGAACCATCCGGTGGCCATGGCCACGAAGTCGAGAAGACGCAGGCCAGCATGTTGCTGAACGTGAGCGTCGAAGGGGGAGGCCCCGACGCGCTCGGTGATGAACCTCATGAAGAGGTAGCGGCGCGACGTGGCGATCTGCTTGGTGCGCAGCTTCTTGTCGATCCCGGCGACTAGGAAGGGTTGTTCCTCTTCGGCCTTGGCCATCAGCCAGTATTCGACGAGCCCGCGTCCGATGGCGGTCGCCATGGCCTGCATGGTCGCGGTCGTGTGGACGCTGTTGATCGCGACGCGGAGGGCGATGTACGCGGCGGCGTCGGCGGGGATGTGCTTGAGCAATTGGTAAGCCGAGACGTGGCGCCCAGCCTTGCCGGTGGCCATGCGCCCGGCCCATTCGTCCAGAGCGTCGATCACCGGGCTCATGGCCGATTGGATCAGGGCGGCGCCGGGGGCAGTCGAAGCCTCTTCACGTCGGGTCGGATCACGGTCGCCCCACGGTCGGCGGGTCTGTCTGTAGCGTTGAGCGCCGAGGCTGACGGACTCGGATTCTAGGGCGTGCTGGCGGGCGAGGGCGTCGCGGACGGTTTCGTTGCGACGCATCAGCTACAGCGCGCCTCCTCTCGAACGAGGTGCGCCGGGACGTTCATCATCCACTTGGTGGCGCGGTGGCCGAGAAGGAAATCGCCGGTGGCGGCTTCGGCGAACACGTCGGCGGACTGGATCGTCTGACGTTCTGCCGGGTCAGTCGTCGTGCGGAGAGCGGCGCGCTTGATGATCTTCAAGGCGCGGGCGACGCGGTTGGCCTTGCGGATCGCGTTGGTGATGCGGGCGGTCACTCGTCGCCACCGCTTCGGAACGTGCGGAGGACGCCATCCCAATGGGCGCTGTCGATGCTGGCGCGCATCCCGCGACGGGCGATGTCCTCGCCCTGCAATTCAGCTAGGCGGCGGTTGCGGGTCTCTTCAAGATCGGTGAGGTGGTCGCTGACTTGGAGAATAGCTGCATCCAAGGCGGCAACAATGTAATCGTCATGTGCTCTCATGAATGTATTTAGCTAAAGTCGAGCAGAATTCTAATCGACTTAATTCAAAACATCACGAGCATAGCGGTGTCGATTGTTGGTGGTCGGGTCCTGCAACTAAATGATGAGTCGAATAATATGTACTTTGAAGCCGGTGGTGTGAGATAAATAGAATTAGATACCTAATAACTCTCAGGGTGATTTCTCAGGGCTGACCCGGCCCAACCTAGCCAACGTACAGGGATCGGGGGAAACCACACCGATCACCAGCTAGACCGGCGAAGAGGGCGCCAACGGAGCGGGATCGGTCCCGGCGCCGTAAGACTCGAAGGGGTCATCGTCACGTTGGTAGGTGGCGTATGCAACGATGGTTGAGGAGCCATCACGATCAGGGGTACGCCTAAGCCGACTTGGAGCCCTTGAAACTGACGCACGGTCTGTAGAGTGCGTCAGTTGCAGCCGTCATCCCCGTGGCCGGGGATCGGCTAACCGTTTCGATCCATATAAGTGACAAGCAAGCGGTCTGCCCCAAGCGGGCAAGCGAACTGGAAGTAAGTGGGAGCAATGCTTCCCACCTCTGGGGTCCAGTTCGTAGACCAAGCAGCCCCTACGGCGAGTGATTTTGCCGTCAAGGTCATGGGATCGGGAAGTCATGGCAGCGCCAGTATCGGGAAACCGCTGGCGGGAGTAACACCCCAACGTCATTTGCAGAAAGCCGACTCGTCCGAGAAGGTTCTTCCCCCTGTCTCTCTATCCTCGGCTACGTATATTCTGCGTATAACCGTGTGATAGAGGGACAGGGGGATTTAGAAAGCCAATCTGAGCGCGAGATGATGCAAATTCAAATTCATCATCGTTTCCCATTATATTCGACAATTTGACACTTAGATTCCGTCAGCGAAGCCATTGCTCGCTGGTGTGAAAGCGAAGGCTCTGCCTGAGCGAGAACACCAAGAGCGGCCTGAGCGCAGCGAAGCAAGCTCATGGCCACTCATCTGATGGGTCTATCGGAATTGAGAAATGGCTCGCGCTTGGTCGGAATCTGCGACCGCGATCAACAGATGACCGATGCGGAATGGCTTTAAGCCGACCTGATGGACGGGAAGCTGATCGGCTAACCAGTTATGGAAGCCATCGGCGTCGCGAATAATGACAGTTACATATTGCATGAAGAGTTCACCTCCTTTCTTGTTGTTATTTCCCTATATTATACGCGTAATTTTGTAACGGTCAATAGTAGTTATAAGTATCTAAGTTTAAGCCTGAGATGGGCCTGTCATCCATTTAGATAAATAGGTGTATGAGAAAACATACACTGCCCTCTTACGAGGAGATGTCCGCAAAATATACCTATGATCCCGAAACGGGGTTTCTGTATTCAAAGCGTTATGGCTGTAAGGTTGGATACCTCAACCAGTGTGGCTATCGTGAGATAGCCCTTGGCGGTACGACCTACCGCGTCCATCGAATTGCTTGGCTTCTCGTTCATGGCCAATGGCCTGAGAAGACCATCGACCACATCAACGGCGACCGTGCGGACAACCGTCTAATCAATCTTCGTGAAGCGTCGCAGCAACAAAACCTGCAAAACCGTCCGATCCACAAACGAAACAAACTTCGTGTCAAAGGCGTCAGCCTTCATAAAGGAAAGTTTCGTGCTCAGTGCTGGCATAACGGACGGTTCGTCCTCCAGCAGTATTTCCCCACTCTTGAGGAAGCGTCAGCCGCTTATCAGGCAGCGGCCAAGGAAGTCTTTGGGGAGTGGCATCGTCCTAGATGATCTTGTTGACGGTCCAAAAGAAAAGACCCCGGAGATAATCCGGGGCCTTCGTTTGAGCGGCGATCTTGAGGGATCGAATGTATTTAGTGGCGGACCATCAGGCCGATGAGGTAGGCGCCAGCAAGCAGGGGCAGGCCGACCGTCACGGCGAGGAAAGACAGTGAAGCAACGGCCATCACGAAGGCTGTCGTGAAGTAGTAGCCCACGGCGTCAAACTTGCCGTCCTTGTAGTGTCCGAGCGGCGAAGCGATCCGTTCGAACATGGTGAGCTTGCGAACTTCGTTCATCACCTCGCCCCTTCCTCGTCATTCAGCCAAAAGCGGTGCCGATACCTTACTTAGCTGTCAAGCTGGAGGCGCTCGCTTGGCGGGCTTTGCCTTGGGTCGGGCCTTCGCCTTTTTCCGTGGTGGTGTCGGCGGGCTCGTCCGCTTTTGACCCTCCGCGACCAGTTCGAGGCATCGCATGACCGGGCGCCGTGGTGATGGCTTCGTCTTCCCATCGACCGGCCGCATACACCGCCACACCTCAGCGACGAAGTGTTCGAGCCGTCGCAGATCATCGCAAAGCGCGGCCATCAGTTCGTGAAGCGGGGTGTCGATCCGGGCGTGTTTGATGACCCGTTTGAACGAGTTCTTGCCCGACGATAGGAGGGTTGAAACGCCGCCCCCGCCGATGGTGAAGCCGGGGTGCCCGTGAACGATGTCGTTCCTATAGGTGGACAGCCTTCCCGCTTGGTCGATGGCCCATAGCAGCCGTTCGCGATGCGGAGCGCGAACGCCATCAGCCCATTCAACCGCCGTCTTCAACAGTTCGCGTTGGGCTGTGTCGCTCGATGGCGTATGCCAAAGCGCGTTCCCGACGTGCCATTGGTGCTTGCCTAGCAGTTCGGCGAAGACGTAGCCGAACACCCGGTGAAGCTCGTTCCATTCCCAAACCACTTCGCCGGTGATCTTCTCGTGTCGTTCCTTGGCGGCTTGGTGCTCGGCTTCATGCCGCGACGGCGGGAGCTTACGACGGGCCACGATCAGGTGCCGCCGATCTCGAACGCCACGATAGCCCGGTTGATGATCTCGTTAGCCGACAGGCCCGACGCGGCCTTGAGTTGGTCCAGCTTCGCGGTGGCGTCGGGCGACAGGCGGACCAGCGTCGTCTTGACGCCTTCGCCTTTGATCTTCTCGGCATAAGTTGAGGACGCCCGTCGCCGGGCGTCCGTAGGTTCTCTAACCGGCATGTTGCCTAGTCCCATCGGAATCGTCTCCCGGATGGTAGGTCAGGCCGCTAGGGCCTGACCAGCTTGAGCGGATCGCTCGTTCAGGAAGTTGACGGCGGCTTGCGCCTTTGAAGCGGCGGTGAAGATGGCGCGCTTGTCGGTCTTCAAGACCTTGAGCCATCCAGCCAGATACGAGGCGTGATCCTCGCGGGGATCGGCCGACAGGCCCAAGCTCGCCATCAGGAAGGCCGCGCCAAGCTCAGCGACCAGTTCCTCAAAGGCGTAGCGATCATCGCCGAACCGCTTGCCGAACTCGCGATCAAGCCGGGTGCGGGCGCCGGTCCAATGAATGTGCTCATGTCCGAGCGTGGCGTAATAGGCCTCGCCGTCCTCGAACGCGGCACGCGGCGGCATTTGGATATGGTCCGATTGGCCCGACCAGTACGCCCGGTCGCCACCGTGGCGGACCGTGGCGCCTATGGCGTCGAAGTAGGTCTGAGCCGTGGCGATCAGGTTGGCGCCGTCATCGACGGGCAGGGCGACCGGCTCAACGTCGCTCAAGCCTTCGATCTGGTCCGCGTTGAACACGGTGTACGTCTTCATGAAGGGAATGCGTTGTTCCTCGGTCGCGCCGTTCTCGCCTTCAACTTCCTTGGTCAGAGCGCCAGCGTAGACGACCATCGAACCCTTGGAGCCCTTGCGGACGAAGCCGCCCGCGTCCTTGGCTTGGTTGAAGGTGTACCAGCGGTTCGAGGTGAAGCCGTTCGTTTCCTTGGCGCCCCAAAGCAGGACGACATTGATCCCCTGATAGGTCTCGCCGTTCGAGCGGATCGGCAGGGCGAAGGGGTTGGCGGTGCCACCGGCGTTGCCGGTCTTCCATGAGCGAGCCCAAGGGCGAACGCCTGTCTCAAGCTGGCCAATGATGGCGTTGGTAACGGTGGCGTAGACGTCTTGCTTGGTCGTGGTCTTGGTCATCGGTCGTCTCCATGTATGTGATAACACATACCAGAATCGACCCCCTCCAGACTGTCAAGTGGGAATGTGATAACACATACCAACTTTCTCAGAAGTTATGGGAATTCAAGCGCGTAGGTATCTACAGAATTTCAGTCTGATCCCGTCCAACGTCACGCCGCCAGTCGGGCCAATGCCTTTTGAAGGCTGGACGGATGCCACTTGCCGCCCCCCGGAGACGTCACGCCCTCGTCGTTCAGCTTGGCGACCATCGCGCGGACGGTCAGCCCATCGGCTTTCATGGTCTTGAGACGTTCGGCCACTGGCGACAGTCGGTCGATAGCATCGGCTTGGTTGCGAGCCGCCTGAACCTTGCCGTGCGATCCTAAGACCGTCCCTCGCGCTTTCGCGGCTGACAGTGCGGCAATGGTCCGCTCTGAGATCGCGCGGGCTTCCTGTTCGGCGACGGCGGCCATGATGTGCAGCGTGAAGCGCGAGGCCTGCGGCATGTCCACGGCGACGAACTCAACGCCGCTTTCCATCAGCCCGGATATGAAATGGACGTTGCGCGCGAGCCTATCGAGCTTGGCGATGACCAGCGTCGCCTTGGACTTCTTGGCCAAGGCAATGGCCTCGGCGAGTTGCGGGCGCTTGGCCAGAGCATTGGCGCCCTTGCCGGTCTCGACCTCGACGAACTCGGCGATGGGCTCCGCACCGTTGAGGTACTGGCGCACGGCCTCGCGCTGAGCATCGAGCCCAAGGCCTGACCGGCCTTGGCGCGCGGTCGATACGCGGATGTATGAGACGAACATGACTGATCCTGTTCACGGGTAAACGTGCGTATACCCATGAACAACGATCTCGCGACCGTCAAGAGTCGGGTCGAGTCGCAACCGCTTTCCGGCCCCATAGCGAGGTAAGGGCGCTCTTACTTACGAGGGAAGGATGCGGTGCCCGGCTACCCTCTACCCCCATGGGGGGCGCAACCGAAACCCACACACGTTAATGGGGCTCGCGAATTTTCCCCGGTTTTTTCAACCGGTTCTCTCTTGAGTTTCACGGGGAGGGGCGGGCTTCACCTCATCAGCCGTGATGATGACGGTCTTTCCATCGAGGTCTTCGATTTCATAGGCCCCGTCAGGCTGGAAGGCCTTGAGGCGAGCTTGGGTGATTTTGATAATGGCGACGTAGGCGGTTTGCCTATCCCGCCTGCTGGCCATTTCCTGAACCTCAACGAGCTTGTCGAGCGCGTTGAGGCGGGGGCGGAGCTTCGTATCCAGTTCGGCTGTCCAACGGTGGTAGAAGCCGCCGTCTGGACGGCTTCCATCGGGCTGAATGAACGAGTGGACGTCCATCCATTGGGACCGATAGGAGTCGATCAGGTCCATCGTCGTGTTGTGGTTGATGTCCACTTCCAAGAGGATGTTGAGGACCGTGTTCCCGACGAACTTCCCGACCTTCAACACTTCCTCAGGGTCCAGATTCACCCTCGCTGGGGTGTTCCCGAAAGCCGACACGGCCATGGAGACGCTGGGGTAGTTCTCGGGGACGTAAGCGTCCAAGGAGTCCTTAATGTGCCGGTGGACCGACGTCTGGGCCTCGTAGATGTTTCGCAGTTTCAAGACGACGGCGAACGACAGGTACTCCAATCGTTCGAGATCGGCGGCGTCCTTTAGCTTCTTTGCCTGCCGTAGGTTAAGCCGATAGGCCACGCCAGCACCGACGACGGCACCGATGAGACCGCCGAGGACACCGATCCCGCCGGTGAGGAAGTCGGCCCCGAAGTCGTGCTTCTCCTCGGGCATTTTCGTCACGACGACCGAAACCGGCACTGTCGCCACGGGTGACTGTGGCTTGGCCTTCACCGGTGGGGGCGGCGCCGTAGCGGCGGTCTGCACCCTCAGAGTGTTGGCAGGGGGCGGGGCGACAGCGGGTTCGGCGGGTTTCGGCGTGGTCATCCGTCCAAGCTACGCCACAACCATAAATAGGGAAATGGACACTCCCCACGACCGCCACACGACCTTCTACGCCATTCTGCGCGCCGACAGCACCGTACTGGTCGTCGGCGGCGCCCCGCGCCAATCTCGCCAGCCCATCGAGCATCTGACCGCCCGGCAGTTCATCGAGCGCACCGACGCGAACCGGATCGTCTGGCGTTCGGGGCGCGCGAACGTCCTGACCACGACCGTCGATCAGCCCGGCGCATTGATCATGGAGACGCGCTTTCAGCTTCGTTAGGTCAGAAAAAGTGTGACCAGAAGGCCACGATAGCCCTCAAAGGTGCAGCAGCGGCGCGGGAAAAACCGCTAGTATTGGGTCCGTGGAAAAGTATTCGCGCCGACGAGTACATGAAATCTGCCAATGAGTACTGCTGTGCCGTTTTGGGGCGCGTTGACTTCCTCACCGTTCGAGATCATCTGTCATTCAACGCCAAAGCGAAGGCGTGTTAAACAGTGAAGCGGCTAGAGGGCGGTATTGTGGAAGAGCGTAAGAGCATCCTTGAGGAAATTCTGGGTTCCGAGTTTCAAACGGCGACCACCTATAAAGGCGCGGCGGTCCCGTTGCCGAAAAATGGCGAGGTTGCGCAAGACTACATGAACCGAGTGATTGATTTCCGGGTCAAGGCTGACGACGCCGAACGTGTTGAAGCCCGCAAGGCGGCGCAGCGTAAGTCCCCCGCGAGGCCGCCGTTCGCCAGCATCGAGAAGGCCGTTCAGGCTTTCGCCAAGGCCAACTTCGGCCGGTCGCGGACCGAAGCGTTCGAGCGTTGGACCGAAGGTGATTACGAGCCGACCAACGCTCGCTGGTTTGAACGCGGCATCAATGTCGAACTTGGCGATGCGTCGATGACGGCGGTTCTCTCCGCGAACGAGAGCCACCCCGAACTCACTGTTGTTGAGATCAAAAGCGCGAGCGGCCCCCGTTGGTCCGTCGCGTTCACCGCCTCCCGGAAGGCGACCCGCCAACGGAAATTCATCGGGGCGTTCATCACCAAGATCGAACTCGCTGACCCGGCCGACGCTCCGTCCGTCGTCAATTGGCTAAACGCGCACTAGCCGTGACCCGCGAAGAGCGTCGCGCTCAACGGCGCCAGATGATCCGGGAGGCCCGCGACCGGCGGGCCGCTGCCGAAGTTATGGTCTACGGCGGCGGCCTAATCGTCGCCGTGGGCGCCATGCTCGTGATGGTTCTCGGGAGACCTTAAGCCGTCGCTTCTTCAAGGGCCTGTCGCTCCGCGTATTCGGCGGCCCGCTTGCGCATCAGCTTCCGGGTGTTACGGGGATTGTTGGCCAGACGGAGGGCGGCGCACCAGCGATAAGCGTCGATCCGACGCTTGAACTCGCCATAGAGCATCGTTTGGCCGTTCGCCCAATAAAGCGCATCAGGGCGGTCGATCTCTCGCACCGTGCGGCGGGCCACGATGTAGGTGTTTCGGATCGACGCCTGAACCCAGAAGGTATCCTCCGTCACCTTTTCCCGGTCGGCGAGTTGGCGCACGGCCATCGCTGTCCGCGCATCGACCTCGCCGCCGCCCTCCAATTCATTGATCGTCTTGCGGCTCACGCCAAGACGCTTGGCGAGACCTTCTTGCGTGAAAGCCATACCCTTTCGAAGAGCCTTCAATTCAGTTCCATTCAT